GGCATTATATCCTGCCGTCTGCATAACAGAAACCCGTAAGAGCCAGAACCACAACCCTAAAGATTAGAGACTCCCAGTCCTTATCGGCCCACGGATGATCAGCCATGAGCTCACCCGCGGTAAACGCTGCCTGTCAGTGAAACCCCTAAATTCCGATTGGTTGAAGTGGCTGCATTAATTGCCGTTATTTTTACCTGGGTATAGGCGGGGATCACCATCCGCAGTGGGACGGTTTCGTTGTTGTCAGTGGTGCTATCTGCTTCAGTCTGCTGTACCAGGCTATCATTCAGGTAGGACTTCCACGCACAGTTATCCGTCGTGCTTTCGAAGAACAGGGGATACCACTTGAGCAAAACATAATAGTTACCGGTTTCGAAAAGTAATAATGTAGTTTCGGAATTGTCGACAACCACAACTCCTGAATATGCTACGCAGTGATCGCCTACTAGCTCGAGCGTCTCCGCCGGTCCGGTAAAGCTCCCGCTACTGACACTGACCGTCGGCGGCCCACTAATAATGGCCATTCAGGGTGCGTAGGTTATCGAAACTGCTACGTCTACTGTCTCTGCCGTGGTGCAACTGACTGAAAAGTCAATCTGGTTACCAGGAATTATAGAAAAGAGTCCGGTGCTGGATTCCATAACTACCGGCTGCCCGTTATTTCCATCTAGTGGTCCGGCTGCCTGGTTGCTCCAGCTCGGCCCCGCGAATATCTGCTGTACGGAGACCCCGTCACCCGCAAATTTGAAAACTGATATACCATCGGTGGCGCTTGTGTGATCAGGCGAGCAGCTCATACTGAGCCGTACAACTTTAGTCATACCCTCGGGGTTTGTAGTACTCTGCGAAGATCCGAGAAGGCCCGTGATTGCCGCGAAGGTCCCAGCGGTCAGGGAGGTGGCGGCCAGAGTATAGGTCCGCGTCTGGAGCCCGGGCATTCAGATCGCCTCGTTCTTTATGTTGTTGTTGTTCATGTTATCACTTCAGATTGTTAGATAGAGAGTTTTTCCACCCAGCTTCGTGCCAGGCAGAGCCTTGCGTGCCGCGCTTCCGAGTGCGGCGATAGCAATCGCTTGAATCAGTGCCGTGCGCCCAGCCGGGTCTTTAACAAGTTTCTGCGCATTAATTGAAAGGGAGTTAATGGCCGTGGTTGCATTACCTGCAAGCACCTGCCCTATAACGTCGCCCTGGTTAAGGTCATCTAGTAGGCTAAAGCCTGCGGCCATTCCCGTAATCGACGGGTGCGGAACTTTCAGTTTTCTCATTCTTTTTCTCCGTGGGGGGTTGGGGCTGCGGCGTGAGGTGAAAGCCCTGCGGGTGCCGCGCTTCTTAGAGCGCCACTCTCGCCCGATTTGCTTAGCGGTGAGACCTCGCTTCCGGCGGGCGGCAAAAAATCGGTTCCAGGCTGAGGGCACACGATGGCCAAATAGGGACTCCCATATAACTATTGCGTAGCTACTCAAAAAAACACCCCCTCGTAAACGTCCACGAAGGGGCCACGCAGCTCTGCCGGGTACTGGAGTACCCTAATAATCCTTTGGAGATATCGCTGGTTCAACCCCGAAAAAATCATCGGGCGTGCATACCGGGCGCAGCTTTCCGAACCACATTTCCTCAGGACATGAGTTCCCTACGCGGCTCTTATGGTCTTCGCATCTAATGTTTGCGCAAAAGATAGCGTCCCCCAGGCACTTCATACATTGCCGGTGCTCCAGCTCATCCCCGTAGCACGTAGGACAGATTTTATTATGAAACCGGTTATCCAGGTACTGGTTTATTTCTTCGCTCATATTCATCTCATTCTTTTTCATGTGTTCATACCACTCGTCTTTCATGTTAATCATAACGTGGCGGGTTTTGTACGGCAGGGAAGGACGTCCGACGCGTTTCATTCTAACCAGCGCTCCCCGTCCCACAGTGCCGCGCAGTGTTCGCAAACCAAATACACTTTATCCTGACAGTCGATAAAGGCGGCGAGATCATCCGAAGCTTCGTGATCATCGGCAAGGCAGCTCACAGGAACTCCCGCAGATCGTCAGCGAGCTCAAGCAAATTATCCCTGAGCTCATCAAGCTTCCAGTAAGGGAGACAATCCCGCTGAATGTCCTTCTTTATGTTCTCAGTATACTTCGCAAGGCGAAGGCAGCGATTCCGTAGTGCCTTGCGTATGTTGGCTGGCTGGTTTTGGTTCAATGTTGCGTTGTTGCTCAAGGTCTCACCGTAACCCCACCGCGGGCCCTCTATATATAATTAAATATATATAAAAGTAATCCAGAAAGGTCTATAGTATTACTCAAACCCTCCCAAAACCAATTAGCTTAAATATTACTTTGTATAATACCAAATATAGAAAGCTAGCCCGAGCGAAACGTCGCATGAAATAATAATAATATTATATATATTTAATATAATAATAATAATAAAAAGGAAAAAAGACTTAAAAAGACTTGAAAGGACTTGAAAGGACTTGAAACGACTTACTTCAGACCCGGTTCGTACCTGACTTGAACTTCCTTGGGACTTGTTGCAGACTTGCTCAGGGCTTCCTGGAGACGTGGTAAAACCATATTGGCAACCATTCGCGCTGGAGGGTCTAAAGAGTCGAGGAAATCGGCGACTGCAACCTGCGGGGCGTTCTCCGGATCGGCGCGTAGTTGCTTATTTCCTGCGCTCATAAACCCCCCGATTACCTGCGGAACCAATTTTTTTATAATTTCAGAAAAGACCTCAGCCAGGTGCTCCGTATAATCCTCCAGCATCGCGGGAATATTCCACGTTTTGTCAAGCATCCGCTCCTCAAAAAGATTATTTGTTTTCAGGGCTATTCGGGGAATTATTATGAACTGATAAAGTGATAAAATAGCGGCGAGCTCAAAAACCATAAACAGCAAAAATAATATTTCCTGGCTCATAATTTCGGCACGCACACCCAGCGCTTAGCGCTAGCGTTCCAGTCCAAACGCTCGCCATCTTTACACTCTGGTTTGAATGGTGGCTCAGGTGGCGCGATTATATCATGAGTGGGGAAGTCCTCGCTTAATTTGAGGAAGGTGAGCGCCCCTGCCGCGAGTCCTGCAAATGTTTTCCAGCTGGTCTTTTTTTTAGCCACGCGCCAGCCCCGTTATAATCAAAAATCCAGCCGTGGCACGCTTGAGCAGCTCATCCAATAATATCACTCCGGTGGTCGCTCCAGTTTTCCCGATATCTTCAATCGGGTGTTCCTCCAGGAACTTGCGAATATCGGCAACAATCCCCAGAGCCGTCAGCGTGACATCTAGCTGCGCCGCCAGCGCTACGCCAGGTGGGAAAGTAACCCCTGCTACGTCGCTCGCTATAATCGCCGCATTAATCTCGGTGCCAGGCTTCTTTTTAGATAGCCGATCCAGTATTACTTTTGAGAAGGTGTACCATATCAGCGCACCAAACACCCAACTAGGTATTAGTCCCAGCAGATCGGCGATGTCGTCGCGCTCGCTGAGCTTAATCTTAACTTCATCGGGCATTATATCCTGCCGTCTGCATAACAGAAACCCGTAAGAGCCAGAACCACAACCCTAAAGATTAGAGACTCCCAGTCCTTATCGGCCCACGGATGATCAGCCATGAGCTCACCCGCGGTAA